CCCCGTTTTTTGGTCAACTTCTTCAATATCCCTGCTAAGTAAAACAATTGTTTTATCTCTGAATTTACTCATCATTAAACTTTGCATATCTTTGTACAAAGCGTTTATTTTACCCCAAGCACGCATCGCTTGCCGAGAACCAATATCACTTCTGAGTAATGTTTGTGCTCGTTCGTCAAAATCTTCAATCAAATCAATCACTAAAACATCCCAATTTTTACTATCTTGTTCGGCTAAGTTTAGTGCCTGAATGAAATTAGAAATAATTTGTTCAGCATTATTAGGAAATTCAAAATCTATAGCACGATATCCTTGTCGACTTGCATTTCCATCTGTACTTATGAATAACGCACGGTCTGGACTCGTTGCAAACTTAGCAGCCAAAGTTGTTTTACCGGAACCACCGCCGCCCGAAATTAAAATTCTATTTAACTTAGGGCTTCTTGCTCCACCGGGTTTAATTTGCATTACCATACTTCTACCTCTAATTCTTCGTATTTTTTGTTTTGGATACAGCAGTCGCAATTATGACAAAAGTATCCATCCATTCCCTCATGCTCAATATTATGAGCAATGTTATCCAACTCAGATAACACAGTTTGAACAAGGATTTTATCCGAAATATCAGCAAGTTTTCCAAAATCCATCGTAATTGTCTTAATATTTACTGGCAGTTTCTTGGTAAAACCTACAATTTTCCCAACTACTGTATAATCTAGTTTTGTATAATCAGAGAATTCTTGAGCAACTAACCACGCATATAAAGCTAATTGCTCCCTATAATGGCTGTACCATTCCAAATAAGCTCTGATATTTTTATCAAATATATCTTCAAAGCTTGCGGCGGTTTTCCAGTCGATGATTTCAATCGTTTTGTTTTCATGGTCAAACCTTAAGACATCAATTCTTCCACTAATCACAAAATCATCATAATCAGCTCTGATATAAAGTTCTTTGTGAGTATGCAAAGTATCAAAAGACTGATAAGTTTCAGTTTTTTTCACTTCATTGACTGCCATCACAATATCTTTAAAAACTTTTTTAATGCCTTGGTTTTTCTTACCAATATTGCCCATCATATCCACAGAATGCTCTTGGATAAAATCATCGGTGCTTTTATCTCCCTCAAGCATTGCATGAGCATAAGAGCCAACTAGCATAGCTTCTGTAGGAGATTCAGCGTACCTTTTTGCTTTTCTTTCCCTTAATCTAAAAGGGCATTCCTGAAAAGTTCTAATATCAGAAAAACTAAATCTTGGCTTTTCTTCCGTCATTTAATGTTCTCCATTTCAAATTTTTAGGCATTCGTGGTATAATTTAAGTAGAAGTTTTGGCGAATTTCCTACTTGCTCTGCGTGCCATGCAGGGCTTTTTTGTTGTTTGCTCATACTAATATCCCCAGTCAGACAAGCACGAATTGAGCATAGCAGCTTTTTCTCGTTCTGTTCGTGATCTGCGGATAATGTACATTGTTCCGTCTTTTCTTCGATAAGTAGATTCGATAACTTCTCCAACTACTTCTCTTTTTTCTAAGTCATAATGTTTATATCCAATGACTGTTGGAACTGTTAGGACTTCTCGTCCATTCATAATTTGTGTATGCATTATTTTCCTTTCTATGTATGTGTTTTAATCCTCCGAGTGCTATAATTACTGTGAGCAGATATTTGCGGTATTTGCTTAGTTTTATAGAAAGGAGGAAAGTTGATGTCTGTTAAAGTACATTTTTCTAATGGTGAGTCAATCGTTATTTCTGAAGAAACCAGAATAAGCGCTTGGAATTCATTAGATAAAGATCCTGATGGATATTATGCCGAAGGAGTTTTTTCAGGTTCTAACATAGACTCTCCAGATTTAGGAACATCATATCAACATATTGGGCTGATGGGACTTTTTGGTAGTACTGACTGGTTTGCTATCGGACTAGATTTTAAAAATACTTATAAAACTTCAGCAATTGTTTCGTTAGAAGAAACACCCTAGTAATCTAAAATATTATCTATTGATAATTTGATAAGCTCGTTTGTGGCCCTATCAGCTGTATAAAACAGTTGCTCTTTTAGCCATTTGCGAGCTTTTCTTATATCACCATCATTTTGCTTCAAAGCAAGATCTGATGTTTTGTTAATTATTTCTTTATAGTTGTTAGCTAACTTTTCTATTTCTTTATTCAAAATCTATCTTTTCTACCGGAGCACCGCATTTAATTTCTTAGCAATGAGCTTGATTGCTCGTATGTTCTGTGTGATTAAGTCGTGAACCAGGTCAAACAGGATTTCGCCAGTTTCTGGGTTGACTATGTATGTGTAGGTCATCTTATTTACCTCGTCTTTGCAATTGCAAATTTCGTGGTTCTTTGAACCATTCAATAACTAAATCCCTTGACCACTTTGTCCCTGATTTCCCGTAATTCATTTCAGCAAATTTCAAATGTTCTTTAAATGAAATAGCGAATGTACTTTCATCCTTACAGCCAATCAGCTCCATAACTTGTTTTTGAGTTAAAGCAAGAGGATATTTTCCATCATTGGAGATATAGTCGTGCATGGAATCTAAAACAATTCCTCTAACTGAATCTCTCAGCTTTTGAATCATTTCTTCAAACATAAGCTTTCCTTTCTAAGCTTCAAAGTCAAAGCTGGTTTGAGAGTTCAATCCACGAATTTCAAGCGTTGTATTGAATGATGGTTGCCACATGTCAAGATATTCTGTTGCTTCATCATAACGACTTAATGGAATATCGCTATATTTCACAACATCGAAGCGATTGTTCAAATCTTTATAAAACTCTCTGAATACCTTAGCTCCTAATTTCTTATGAGCATTTGAATATTTACCGCCAGTAAACATATAAACTTTGCTTGCTACTTTCTTTTGCAAAACTTTAGCTTTATTTGAAGGAAGTCCGAATCGGTCAGTCAAATCAAGAACTGAATTTTCGATTTGTTCAACTTTTTTATTCAAGTTCACGTTGCCTTGAGCAAGTAATGCAATTTGTTGTTCAGGAGTTTGCGGTAAAAGCTGTTGTTTGAGTTCTTTTTCAACTTCAATGAAATATTGACGGGCTTGTTTCCCTTTTTCGTTACGCTGAATCATGGAAATTTCTTTGGCCATGTCAATTTTTAACGCATGATCAACACTTGGACGACCACCTAGTTTTGAACTTTTTTGTTCAAAACCTATAAAATCAACGTTTTCAGTAAATCCATATTCTGCCATTCTTTCAAACCAAATATGATAAGGAGTTTTTACTTCTAAAAATTCATGCAGTTCACGACCGCTTACTACTTGGTCGTTGTTTTCGTTTTGTGTGATTGTAATTAATTGATTCATTTTTGAATCCTTTCTTATTTCAGTTTTCTAACTAGCTTTTTCAAAGCCACTTTTCGTGGACTTTTTGTCTAAAAAAATATCATCAATTCGTTTATTGAACTTGGAAGCAATCAAGAACATTTCTGCCCCCCACCAATCACTTTCTCCGAGTTCTTTTTTTCGATAAGTTTCTGGTGTTGTCCCAATAAGTTCTGCCATTTCTTTTCGAGATATTTTTTTGTCTGCTCGCAGAGCAATTAATTCTTTTTCTACTGCCATACTGGCTCCTTTCTTTGCTTTAAATTTCTGCATACGCAGTAAGGGAAGTTCAGGAATCGAACCTGTTCGCCAGTCTTCCCTGCTCATTGTGAGCGATATCATAACTCCGTGCTATAATGTAAGTGACTAAACTAAAATTATATTGGAGGTTCTTATGAACAAAAAATTACAGATCAACTTGAAAGACTTAGCAGACAAATTGAATAATAAAATAGGTAAAGTTTTAGGGTGGATTGCAATAGCAATAGTGGGATTTAGTTTTAATAATATTTTAACTATTATTTCAAATCCTAAGCATTTTATTTATCAAGACATTTATAAAGATTTTTATAATTACTCATTTATATCTCCAAATTTAATGACGATATTTTTAATTTTCTCTTTTGTTATGGGGATAGCTTGTCTTTTTGCTATGGTATCTTTGATAATAAAAAAGAAATTTGTTTCATTTCTAGGATTACTAGTAATATTATTACTAAGTATATTTAATTTTTCTAATACTTTTTATTCCCTGAAAGGGATATCAGAAAATAGAAAAATAAGTGTAAACCTAGAAATAGTACATCCATTTATATCAGATAAAGAATATCTATTATTAAAATCTCAATATATGCAGACTAATTCAAAAGAAGAATTTGAAAAAATCAATAATAGGATAAGATACATAGCTAATAAAAACGATGCAAATATCAATTAAGATATATAGTATAATCCACAAAGCTATGAAGTTCGCTTTGTCTTGCAAAGTTTTTTGAGGTTTCGCTTTGTAATCAAGGAGATTAAGCAATAACCATCCACATACTATATTAAGTAAAAATACTCTAGTCATTAACTATCTTTCTGCCCCTCTGGGGCTTTTTGTTTTGTCAGTTCAACTGCTGCTTTATAAGCGTTTGACCATTTAAATAACTGAGGTAATAAAGATTCTTTGATAAATTGAACAGAAAAATCTTTTAACAGTTGTTTTTTGTACCACTCAACACTATGCTGCTGAATAGTTTCTCTGTAATGCGTAACTACTTGTTCCATTAGAACCTCCATTTGCCTGCCAGGGCTTTTTATTTGCCAAACTTGCTACTTACGTCGCGGTGGATACGTCGTGTACCGTCATTTGAGCCTGTTCCGTCTGCCGTACTGAATGCTCCATGATTGTTCGCTCGTTTGACTTTATGAGTTAATTATAGTCCACTTTTCGTGGTTTGTCAAGAAAAAAACGTCATTTGACAAAAAAAAGTTTGCAAAATGTGGTTTTTTCTTATATAATGTGTTTATGGAAATTGAACAAATCAATAAATATGTAGGTTCTAAAATTAAAGACTACCGAAAATCTTTTGGCTTGAGTCAAGAAGAACTGGCAAAAAAAATAGGAGTCGGAAAAACTACTATATCTAATTATGAAGTAGGTATTCGTTCTCCTAAGAAACCTCAACTGATAAAACTTTCAGAAGTATTTGATGTTGCAATTGACGACTTCTTCCCTCAAACCGATTCAACAAGGATAAATGTTTCTTCTACTCTATCCGAAATAAATAAAATCAGTTCACAGCTTGAAGAGCCTCGTCAAAAAGTTGTCCTTGATACCGCTTCTTCTCAATTGAAAGAGCAAGAAGAACAGAAATCTAAAATTGTTTCTATTAAAAACGAACAAGAAAAATTTGACCTTGCCGATTTAGTAGATGATAGCAAAGTTGATTGGGATAAGTGGGTTTCATTTGACGGCAGACCATTAACTGATGAAGTAAAAGAAGCTATGAAAAAAGCTCTAGGAAAAGAGCTAGAAGACAAATAGGAGGTTTCTATGAGCAGACAGGAGCTTTTAGAATATCTCCTTGAAGAAATTGAAAAATGTGGATTCAAAATATGTGATATTAAATCTATGCCACTACCGGCAGTTGTTAATGTTGATGCTAGGGTAATGATTTATAATTCTGATGAAGCAACTCCTTTCGAAGTTGCTCATGAATTGATTCATATCATTAATAAAGATAACCATCGTGGAAATTATTTTGATGCAATCAATCCACAAGAAGTTAGAGCAAACCACGAAGCGATTCTTCTGCTTTGGGAAATATTTGAAGCCAATGGGGGAAGCTATGAATATTTCAATGTGTTTGTGAATACAACAGATGCACCTTTTGAATTGGCTGAGTCAATCATCAAAAATGAATATTTAGAGCTGCATGAAGCTATAACTGAAATATTTGAAGATGAATTAAAAGTCAGTATTAATAAGCAAGAAATGCATGAATACATTGTAGATTATATTAGCTATTTTGATGTGATTGAAGCTATTAATGTTTACCAATTTTTGGATCATTATCATCTAAGTCATAATTTCTTTAATATGGCAGAAAAAGAATTCCAGCTATTATTGGGAGTTGGATAATTTTTTAAATAATGTGCACCATCACTAAACTGGTAAGGAGAAAATAATGGAAATGTTTACGAAAACACAAAAAGCACAAAGTGATAACATCTATGAAAAAGAAGTAAAATCACACATAGCTCCAAAGGATGGATTTACACATGTTCTTATGATAAATAGCCTTAGTAAATGGATTAATCAACTTTTTGGAGTAGAAGACAAATATACTACCCAAATAGATAATATTTTAACGAAAATGCAAAAAGAGGGTTATGAAATAATTTCTGTGGAACATACAGCTATTAAAAATCAGGGATTATTTAAGGATATGGAAGGATTCCATACGTTAATTTCTTATAAATAAAAACCAAGAGCAATGTCTTGATCCTCATAAAAAGCTAGATTAGGAACATAAACATTATGAAAAAAATAGCACTTATTGGAGTAACTATGCTTACTGCTATTTCATTAGCTGCATGTTCTCCGAGTAGTAATTCGGGTTCAAAGAATAGTAGCGAAAAAAGCACTACTGAATCAAGTAATAAACCTACGCTTGAAATCCCTGTGTCAGTTGTTGCAGACGGCTCAAAAACTGCTGCAATTACTGGTAAAACAACTCCAAATACAAAAGTCCAAATTGGATATGGTATTATTGGTGACAAAGTGACTTCTGATAAAGAGGGCAATTTCACTCTAAAATATGAGATTGATGAAGCCAACGACCAAGATACAATTGAAGTAACTGCAAAAAATGATGGTGGTAAAACCACTAAAGAAATTACTATCAAACAGAACCCTGAAGTAATTAAGAAAAAAGAAGCCGATGCTAAAGCAAAGGCTGATGCTGAAGCTAAAGCTAAAGCTGATGAAGAAGCTAAGGCTAAAGCTGCAGCTGATGCTAAGGCTAAAGAGGAAGCTGATAAAACAAACCCTGCTACTTATCCAACTTCTACATATGATGAAATGGCTAGAAACGGGAATAGTCATGCAGGAGAAAAATTACAAATTACAGGTAAAGTAATCCAAGCTCAAGACAGGGATAGCGGAGGGGCAATGCTTCGTGTCGCTACTGGAGCAGACGGATACGATGATATATACATGGTACAAATAGACTCAGATAATTGGAATAAACATCGTCTACTTGAAGATGATCAAATAACAATTTATGGAAATGTTTATGGTCTATATAGTTATTCCTCTACTTTAGGAGGGAAAATTACAGTACCCGCATTAATAGCTGTATTTTATTAATAAATAAAAAATCCGCCTAAACTTTGGACGGCTAGGGCGGATTTAAACTATAAAGTAGTGCAAAAGCTTTTAATAAGCTTTTTACTATACCATTTTATCAGAAATGAGGTATAAAAAGCAACTTTGGAAATAAAAGCATATAAAAGGAAAAATGGCACTACTGCTTATAAATTCAAAGCATATCTAGGTAAAAAAAATGGTAAAAGCCAGTATGCGGAAAAAAGTGGCTTTAAAACCAAAGCTGATGCCCGAGCTGCTTTGCATAATATCCAAGAAGAAATTGGCAATCCTACGCCAAAAAGTGCTATGACGTTTAAAGAACTTTATGATGAATGGCTATTGGTTTATGAAAAGGAAGTACAGAACAGCACTTACTACAAAACTACTCGAGCATTTGAAAAACATGTCTTACCCGTCATAGGAAGCACAAAACTATCAGATTTTACACCCATGGAGTTACAAAACTTTAGAAATGATTTATCTGAGAAGCTTAAATTCGCTCGTAAACTCTTCGGAATGGTTCGCAAGGTATTTAATCACGCTGCTCTGCTAAGTTACATACAAGCTAATCCAGCGGCTCCTGTAACCTCTCAAGGTATTAAGAAAAAAGTTGAAGAAAAGAAAGATTTTTATGATACCGATGAATTAAGAGATTTTATGGCTTTAGTAGAAAAAACGAATGATATTAAGAAAATAGCTTTATTTCGTATCCTTGCTTTTACTGGAATTCGTAAAGGTGAACTTCTCGCTCTTGAATGGAAAGATTATAGAAAATCAACTCTTGATATCAACAAAGCTATTTCTCATTCTCCTGTAGGATATGAAATACTTCCTCCTAAAGCTAATTCAAATAGATTGTTAAGCCTTGATGAAAAAACTTGTAAAATCCTTGATGAATTGCACCAAACCTATCCTGAATCCACACGAATTTTTGAATCTGAAAATGGAGGGATGCTATCACCTTCAAAACCTAGAAAATGGCTTTTAGAGATAACCAAAGAAAAAGAAATTGAACCAATTAGAATTCATGCATTTAGACATACTCACGCAAGCTTGCTTTTTGAATCAGGCATGAGTTTAAAACAAGTTCAATATCGCCTAGGGCATGCAGATTTAAAAACAACAATGAACATTTATACTCATATCACTAAATTTGCTAAAGATAAAATAGGGCAACAATTTTCCGATTATATTGATTTTTAA